ACTTTTCTTACGGTGCTCCATTATCTAATAGAGAAGAAGGTAACAATAAACAGTCTGAAACTTCAAATGCTATATTAGCAGATCCCTTTAGTATGCAAGAAGTTCCTACATTTGATGTTGATCCTACTAGTCCTGAATATAAAAACACAATAGGCCATATGGGCTATAATCCTGCTACTAGAAAATGGGAAGAAAACGAAAAAGGATTTTTGTTAGATAGAATTGCACCTGATTATTCTAATATGATTACTAATACTATGATGTATGGTACACCTAATGCAGATATAAGTAAATTTACTCCTGACGCTTTAGATAGAATAGAAGCTAACAGACAAGGAGTAGCAGCAACAGCTTTGCAGATAGCCCATGATAATCCTACAGCTTCAGTTGAAGATCAACAACGAGCTTTACATGCATCTCGAACAGGCTTTGATCCATACACTGGAGAGATGATACAAGAAACAGATCCGTTTCAGCATCATGAAAATATGCTTGCGTTACATGCAAAACATAATCCACCTCCATCAATGAGTGGAGGTTCGGGTTCTAGTCCTGCATGGAGAACTGGAACAACAACAGGTGTATGGCCTCCAAATGCAGCAGCTAATTTAGATTCTGTTTTAGATGCTGGAAGAATGACCGCCATTAATACAGGTATGTGGCCTGATAGTAATGTAAGTGTTGGAAACCCTATGGCAGGAGCAGACAATACATATGTTGATGGGTATACTTCTATGTATCCATCTAATTTACAAACATGGAATCCTGTAAATGATAATAGTCATGTTGCAGAAGCAGCGTTAGATTATGATACTAGTGTAGCTGGGCACACAACAGACTCAGGAGGAAAAGGTTAATGTCTTTTAATAGTCAAGTTAAAAAGCTAGTAAGTACTTTTACTGATGCGCAAGGAAATAAAAGTTCTCAAACTACAGAATTTAATGTGCCACCTATGGCCGCTCCTCCTAAAGATGAAAGTCAAAACTTAGATAATGTTTCAGCTAGTTTAGTAAAAGACTATATAGGTTTTCCGGGTGAAGCAAGAGGAGTAGATACAGTTCCTATCTGGGCACGACCAGATGAACGTTTAATGAATGTAGGAGCTGAACATTTATACGGTGATACTCTAGCACAGATGAATGAAATAGGTCGTCAATACCAAAATGCAGTACCTCCTGTTATGTATGGTAAAGGCGGAATGAAAGTACCTTATTACGGAGAAGAAGGTTGGCCTCCTCCTGAAAATAGAGATTACTCTTGGATTAATGATGAACTATTAAATCGATTAGCTCAAGTAGAATCCGGTGGAACACATATAAATCCAGATACAGGACAACTACTTCAAAGTCCAGCTGGTGCTCTTGGAATGTACCAATGGATGCCAGCTAGTGCTGCAGACCCGGGGTTTGGTGTATCACCTTTTGATATTAATTCTGAAGAAGAACAACGACAAGCTACTGCACAATATTTAAGAGGAATTTCTGATCATTATAAACATCTTAGTCCTGCTCAAGTATTACAAGCTTATAACATGGGTCCTTCAAAATTAGTTAGATACTTAGAGTCAGGTCAAGAGTTACCTCAAGAAACTATAGATTATCCTAACAAAATATTAGGCACTGAAACTGCAAAGGCTCCAGGATTTTTGGATTGGCTTGGAGATACATTTAGTATGGCTGCTCATGCAGGAGACGCAAGTGGACAAAACACAGCAAGCAGTAATGACTTAGAAGAATACTGGAAAACTTTAAGTGATACTAATCAATCACGTACAAGTTCTATAGCTGATATGATTTATGGCCCTCCAAATGATAATGAAGCTACACCAGCTTCAGGTCCTGCTCAACATTGGATGGACGCTTATGCTGACTTAGATCCTAATGACATAGGAGCTATAGCTACTGAAAGTCAGTTAGTTCCATTAAACCCAGCTTCGCCTGATATAGGTTATGTTGAACATATTTTAGAAAACCAAAGATTAAAAGAGGAAACTGCAGAACCTGCGGTTAATAAAGATGATGAAGCTGCTGCTAGAAGAGAAAAGGTAATTGCAGAATTAAAAAAGACTTTAGATAAAGAACCAGACTTACCACCTGATAAAAGAGTTGATGCTGATAACGCAGGTAAAACTGCTCCAAAAGAAGAGATAAGTAAAGCAGAAGCTTTCTTAAAAAGTTTACTTGGTAATCTCTTTGATAAAGACGAACTTAAGCGCGCTGCAATTATGTACGTAGGTGCTAGAATGCTGGGTGAAAAACACGGTACAGCATTAAAGTTTGCTACATACCAGTACATTGGTAGAGTTGACGAAAAAGAAAAGGTATACAGACAGTTTGGATTAAGTGAAGTTGCACAAAAAAGATATACAAAAGATTCTTTAGCAAAGTTCATGAAGTCTTATAGATTCGGTGACTTAATTGACAAAGGCGCACCAATGAAAAGAACTGGTAATTTTGCTTGGCATTATACTAGTGATGGAAAAGGTGGAACTATTAAAGTCTGGGCAGAAGAAGTTAAGATCGGAGTAGGAGATGCGGCTGATACCCATTATAGATATAAGAAACCAGATAATACTTACGGGTTTCTTGATAAACACCGATTTAATAAGGATCCAAGATACGTAAAAAATACTCCAGAGTACGATAAGTTTGTAAAGGAAAATGCTGAAACTTATACAAAACAAATCAAGTCTCTTAGAAATCAGTATGGAAGACGTGGAAAAGACAAGAAAACTCAAGCATGGATATACGCAGATAAACTAGATCCAGCAACTGAAGGAATGAATGTTGTTAAGTGGGCTTTAGAAAATCAAGTAGACATGGCTCAAATGGAAAACCTTGTTAAGCTCGCTTATTTAGATATGACTAGAAGCGCATCTGTTACTGAAGATTCAAGTCTTGAAGGTTACCTTAACAGCTTAGTAATAAGACAGCGAACAAATGAAGAGAGACTATTTAGGTTACCTCCTAAAACAGATGGAGAAAAAGCTGTTGGTTACGGACCTGCTATGGATACCGCGTTATTTAATAAGACTCTTGAAAATATTACAGCTGTAATGAAAGATCCTGTTAATAATCCTGAATTTGCAAACATGAGTGATACTCAAGTTATCTCAATGTTTATCAATAGAGCTGCAGAACTTTGGAGAGGAACCGCAACAATAGATGGAAATCCTGATCCTTTAAATCTTAAACCAGAAGAGCGAGAACAATGGAACGCAAAGGCAGCTCGATTAAAAACTGGTAGACCAACAACTGGATTCTATGAGTTTCTAAATTACTTACTAGCAAATTCTTTATAGGAAATATAATGAGTATAATACAAGGGTTAAAAGATGATGTAGGAAAATATGATCTTAATGAAGAGTATCAATTCCTAGATTCAGATACTCTCGCACATAAAACTGAAGTTGATAAAGATGGAAATCCTATTAAGTTTAGGCTAAAAGGAATTAACTCTCCTGAAGTTGCTAAGTATTTTGGTATAGACGAAATTGAAGAAGGTACTGCAGGTTCTAATAGAGTTAATTCTATACTTCAGTCTTTAGCTAAGAAGAAGGGATTTACTAATGTTGTTCGTACTGGTGAGTATGATTATTATGATCGTGAGCTAATAGACTTACGTGATAATGAAGGAAGAAGTTGGGAAACAGAACTGTTAAGAACTGGTGTACTAGATCCAACAAGATATTCTTCTAAAGAAGCTAATCGTGCTTACCAAATTGCTAAAGCTTTAGGTACTGATGGGTTAGGAGAAGATTGGGATAAAGCACGTAATGCCGTTGCTACAGCTATACACGAAGAAACTTTATATGAAGATCAGTTTAAACGGCAAGCTATTGATGAAGTTCAATTAGCTTATGGAGGTGAACTCTTTGCTCCTGGTTCAGTACAATTTAGAAGCAAAGACAGAACTCTATATAATAAAGCTCTTGGTCCTTTCTCAACAGGTCTTGACATTGGTTTGACAGGTGCAATTGAAGGATTGTACGGAGCTATGGAAATGACTGGCGAATCTTGGGGATGGGACTGGGCTAAAAACGTAGGTGAAGCTGGTATTTATAGAGCTAGAAAAGAACTTCAAAGAAAACCTGAGATCGTAGCTAGCTATAAAGATATTGATGGGTTCTTTGGAAGAGAAGGATTCCTACAATATGTAGCTAATAACGCTGCAATCTCTCTTCCTTACATGGCAGCTACTATTGCTGGTGCTGCAGCATGGCCTTTTGCTGGACCTTCAGTTGTTGGAATAGCTGCTACAGGACTAGCCGCCGCACCTGCAACTATGTATGCTGGTATAGTATGGAACGACATGGAAGGCGATAATAAAAATGCTTGGCTTGCTGTTGCTACTGGCGTAGCTCAAGCAGCTTTAGATAGAGCAGGTTTAAAATTTCTAACTGGTAATTCTTTATTAAGTAAAGAAGGTCGTGATAAAGCTATTGCAGCATTAGCACGAAAAAATAATATAGAACCAGAAGAAGCAAAAGCTTTACTACTAAAGTATAGTAGATTAGAGACAGCTAAGTTAGTAGAAGATGCAGCAAAGTTTGCTAAAGACCAACTTAAAATGAGAAACGTAGCTCGATCTAATTTAAAGAGATTAGCTACAGGTATGGGTGGTGAAGGTTTAACAGAAGCTTTACAAGAAACTATAGGATATACTGCAGCTCATGCCGCTAATAACTATAGAGACTGGGATGCTAATGAGTTTAATGATAGATTAATAGATGCTAGTATTGCAGGTACTTCTTTAGGTATGGCATTTGCTACGCCTGGAAGTATCTATGATTACGGAGCTTGGGTTGATGTAGCTTATCGATCTGGTCCTAATAATAACCAGCAAGTTTCTAAAGCAGGGCAATGGGCTTTAGAAGATATTGAAAAGTTTGGATCTCAAAGAAACATTCAAGCAGAAAACTTAAAAGTTAAACGTCTTGCAGAAAGATATCCAGATAGAATGGGTAATTTAGAAGATGTGAACGATAAAGCTGAACGAGAACTTGCAAGGATACGTTCAAGAGATTCTGCTCAAATAGGTAGAGAACTATGGAGAGGTATACCTAGATTATATAGAGGTCTTACAAGATCTGCATTTTGGAAAACAGTTGATGGTGATATACAAGCAGATTCCTTACATGCTCGAGCAGTAGCAGATAAATACAATGCTAACTTACAAAGAATTTTATCTGGTGAAAACTATGAAAACAGAAAGCATCATCAGGTTTCTAAATTAAAGTGGAAGTTTGGAGATGTTACTAAACTACTTGCAGGATTTGGTAGAACAGATAAAAGAAAATCACGACAAGCTTTTAGTAAAGATTTTTATGAAGCTTTTCAAAATGCTTATAGTAAAGCTCAAGCTAGAAATGCAGCTAATCCTGAAATAAATTGGGAAACAGATTTAGAAGGAAAATTTAGAGATGATCCCGAACAATTTGCTTCATTTATGCATTTGATAAGTAAGCTTGATGAAATGGCTAACTCAATGCATGATATGCAAAGCCCTCATAATAGTCAATTAGGTAAAATTAAATATTATCTTTCAAGACATAGATCGATGGATAAGATTGCTATTGAGAATGATAAGTCTGGATTCAAAACTGCTTTGTTAAGTCGATGGCAAGAAGGAGATAGACGACCTCGTGGTGCTAGAGTAGGTGACTATAAAATTAATGGTATGACTCCTGAAAAAGCGGATCAATTAATTGAAGCTATACTAAACCAAGATGGTGTAACAGATATAAACGATTTAACTGGAGATGGATTCTCTATAACTTCACGAGCAACATTTAAACCACAATCTCATAGAAGAAGAGAATCTAATTTATCAGATCGAAAAGAGTTTGATAAATTCTTAGAGAAAGATTTATTTACTAACATCTCTAATGCAGCAAAATCAGCTGTAAGATATTCTGTTTTAGAAGAGTTTGTTGGTAGTGATAATAAAAAACTTAATTATGATTTAAATAAAATACAAGCTGAATTAATTAGATCAGGAAAATGGACAGAAGATCAAGCTAAAGCAAGAGTAGATAAACTAGCATATGATCTTAAAAATTATTTTGATGCAGAGTCAGGTAACTATAAAAGACTTAAGAGCCCCGTTCTTCAATGGGCCCAAAAGAATTTATTATTTGTAACAACTATTACTGGATTACCTCTTGCTACAATTTCTAATTTTGTTGAGCTAGCTTTGTTTAATAAAGGTTTAACTTGGAAACAAATATTTGGAACACCAGGAAATACTGATGGTAGTATTAATGGAATTAGTAGATCTTTTGTAGATGAACTTTCTAATACAATAAATAGAATGTATGGATGGGTTACTAATACTCCAATGCCTCATGAAAGAACTGGACCTGGACATATGAAAGCTCAAGAGCTAGGCTTGTTTGATTGGGAAGTTGGTGCTGCTCATACAACAGGTGTTAGTGAAACAGGTAGATGGCATCAAAGAATACTTGATATGTATTTTAAAGGTATCTTATTACAACAATGGACTAACGCAGCTCGTGCTTCAAGAGCGGCTATAGCTGGTGATTATATTACAGACAAACTCGCAATCATGGCTGCAGCTCAACAACACGGAGTTATTGAATTAGGTACAGAGTATAATAGACAAGCTACTTATACTAATGAAGTTGCAGAAGCAGAAGAATCTTTACGTAATCTAGGATTAGATACTAGGTTTATGATGCAATACCACATGGGATTTCCTGATGCTAATGGTCAAACAAGGTTTCCTACTGATGAAGAGAAAGCTAAGTATGAACGCTATATGAATGATGCTACGTTTAATTTTATTAACGAAGCAGTAGCAATGCCACAGTCATCTAACAGACCTTTAATATATCAAGACCCAAGGTTTGCATTGTTCACTCAGTTTCAAGGATTTATAGCTACGTTTACTGCTAATCATCTACCTAAAATGTATGAAGAAATGATTAAGCGGGGAACTCCTGCTATGAAGTATAATGTCTTTGCTACTATGGCTACAATGATTGCGTTAGGTTTTGTATCTCAACATCTTAAAGATCTATTAAAGTATGGTAAGACTACACCTTACTTTGAAGGTATGGATTACTTTAGAAGAGGTGTAGCGGCTAGTGGATTAATGGGTACCGGGGAAAGAGTACTTGACTTTGCATTTCCAATGTATGAAGAAAGATATAAGACTAACATTGGATGGGCCTTTGGAACAATAGCCGGAGAGTCAGCTGCGTTAACTAAAGCTTTTAGATTTGGAGAATTAGGAGCAGACGTTTATGAAGGAGATAGACCTTTTACAGAAGCTGTTGAAAAGGCTTCACCTTTAACTCAAGCAATAGCCCAACAAATGAAAAATGTACCTGTATGGGATTTCGGAGAAAATAAATGGCAATAAGAGTAGGTAGTACTACCACATCAATAGATGCTGCAAAAGAAGCAGAACGTAAATTAGCTGAAGGAATGGAAGGTTCGCTTAAACAAAAGAGAAAGTTTCTTACTAAGTTTCCTTCTGATAAAGTTATATCTTTTAAAGATAGTATGAAAGCTGCTAATAGAGATAAACTTACTTTACCTTCTGAGCAATTACAAGAGGACTTAACTTATGATGATTTGCTTAAGCAAGACTACGAATCATCTGATCCTGAAGTTATACCTCTTACCCCTGAACAAGAGCAACTACAAAATATAGGGGTAGATAATGAAGCATTAGCAGGATATATGGCTGATCAATATACTCCTAAAGAGCCTGATTATTCTAAAGGTACACCATCAGATTTAGCTAGAGACTTTGATGAAGAACGTTCTAAAGAAATTGAGCGACAGTTGTTTGCTCAAAAAGCAGGCGTTCAAACAGCTCGTGATGACTTTGCAATTCCTGCCTTGTCTATGATAAGACCTGATTTTAATAGAGCTTTCAATGGTAGCGCTGTTGATTTCGATGCAATTAATAAGGACGGTTATGGTTTAGCAATTGAAAGATCAACGTTATATTCTAAACTTTTTAATCAATCTGAATTAACTAAAGAAGATTTACTTACCATTCATGGAGAAGGAAATCCTAGTTTAGCTTTTAAGTTTAAGCCTATGACTGACAGAGAAGCTGAGTTTTATGGAGGAGCTCAAGTTAAAGGATCTTTTATACCTGCGGGTTCAGAGCCAACTTATGATATGGCAATGGCTTCAGTAGCTAGAGATGAGGGTTTGCAAGAGACTGTAGATTATTTATTAGGAATGACTCCAGAATCTGATGGTGCAATTCAAACAGTTCAAGTTGATCCTAAAACAGGTAAAGCTTTAACTGAACCTGCTTTAGATCCTAAAACTGGCGAGCAATTAGAAGGTCGGTTTGCTACAAAACCTCAGATTGCAGAAGGATTTATACCTACAAGAAAGTCTTTTACAGACTATATGAATGAGCATTTTAAGAAGAAAAGAATAAGTGACTTTACATTAGCCGGAATTTTGTTTGATCCTCGAGGATTTGCTGCGGCTGTTAAAAGCCAAGTTGGTATATGGGGTGTTAATGATACTCTTCCTGCTGGTAAGCAAGTAGGTGATGCTAAGATGGCTGTTCAAGTTAATCCTAGGTTTGCAGCTCTTATGAGTTTGATTACTGAGAAATTTCTTTATCAGTCGCAACATGCTATGACTAAAGAATTACAAGAAGGAAAAGCTGCATTTGCTAAAGAGGGTGATCCATCAGTTGATGAAACACCTGATGAAAGAGTTCTTAAAGAAGGTCCAGAAGTAACTTTAACTGAGCAAGCAGGATTAAAAAGAACTACTGGTAACGGTTTACTTGGTAGAGAAATTTATAGAGCTTGGAAGAGAGATGAAAATCTTAGAGCTGGTAGACCACAAGATGAATACACAGAACACAATATAACCCAAGATCAATTTGAAATAATAGGTGCGTTAGCTAAAGATATGTTTCATCAGGCTAACCCTCATATGTATAAGAGAATAGATAATGGTGTTGGTGGTTTTGATTTTAATAATCCTACCGTAAATTTGATGGCGCCTATTGAATATAGGCTTACTGATTTAGGATTAAAGTTACTTGAAGCAGCACAAGAATCTGCGCCTGATGCATTCATGACTACAGAGATTCCTCCTTTGCCGGCTCCTGAAGAGCATATGCCACAGACAGAGCTTGATAAAATAAGAAAAAGAAAATCAACTTTTGTAAGACATAGAACTGAAGATCAATGGGAACAAGCTAGACTTAACGCAAGTAGAACAGGTCATGTTGTTGATACTTTAAGAAGAAAGCTGTCAGTACAAGTTTCTCTGCCTATCTTAAGCAGTATGAAAAGAGGAGAAAGAATAGATAAAAGAGCTGATCTTTTTAGAATCGGTATGGATAAATTTGATGGTTATAAAGGAGAGTTAAGAAAGAAAAGAGTAGATAGAGGATTAGATCCTAATGATACTAGTTTAGATAAAGAGATTGGTTATAATCCTGGTTATGAAATGGAAAAACAAATAACTAAATTCTTAGAGTTTCTTAATACTACTGGAAGATATAGTAATAAAGTTAACTATTTAACTTTTGCTATACAAGAATTAACTAGTAGAATGCACGCTACTCAAACAAGATTTAATCCGCAGATTATGCCTTGGATGAGGTGGATTACAGGCGGTGCACGTCCTCCCGTAATAAAACCTAACTCAAATTCGAATGAAGAGTTTATGTTTAAAGAAGTTATAGCTACTCACTTTATTAAAGATGGTGGAGACTTATTACCTGAAAGAAGAATTCTAGCATTTGACGATGAATACAAACAGTTTTCAACTAATCCTTCTGGTACTTTGTTTAGTAAACTTTATGAGTCAGGTAAGAGAATTGCAGATAGCTTAATGACACCTGAGCAAGATGCTCAATATACTAAAGCTTTAAAAAATATTGGGTTAACTTATAATACAGAGAAAACTCAACAAAGAATCAATGTTCCACCTGAGTTACAAGATGTTCCACCATTAGATATATCTGATGAGTTACTTGCTATGACAATAAGTAAGACAGGTAAGAGTAAAGACATTGAAGGCTTGCATATGATAGAAGCAGCTCATGAATTTTATAGATATGTTGAAGCTCGCAAGGCTGGCACTAGCTTTGCAACCAATATTGCAGTTGAGCTAGACGGTAAAACTCATGGACCCGCCTCATTTCTTGCTTTGCTTGGAGCTATTAAAGCTGGCTTTAGAACTGGTGTATTTAGAATGCCAGGAGCTAAGAAAAAACTAGATGACTTTACAATTGGAGAACTTATAGAAGAGGGTGGAGATTTAAGAGATGCAATGGCTAATTTTGTCCATCAAAATGGAGAAGTTTATGCCTCAAATTTTCTTGGTACAGGTGCAGATCCTGAATTAAAAGCTAAATTTGTAACTATACTTAAGCTTGCAATTCAAGATAGAGAAAACTTCTTAAAGAAACCTCCAATGACTTTATCTTATGGTCAGTTACTTATGAACCTTAAAGATGCTGTTAAAGATGTGGTCTTAGTAGGCGATGTTGAAAAGCCTATACAAAAAATTGTACAAGACCCAGAATTTATAGATGCAGTAGAAAAAAAGATCCGAGCAGAAGCTATTAAAGAAGGTAAAGGAGACCAGATAAAAGATCTGAAATTAAGTGTTAACGATGTTGTTGTTAATTTTCTTCACGACACTCTTGCTGATGCTATTGATACTGAATTACATCCTGGAATTCAAGAAGTTGGTCAGTTATTAAGAGCAAATAATGTAGTTGCTATGATGACTAACAAAGTCATGACAATTAAAAATGCTCTTGGTATTGATAGCTATATTGGAGCTAGAGAATCTATAGAAAAGGATGAGAGGGGAGAATTGAAATTGGTTTTTCCTTCAGGAACAGGGAAAACTACAGGTGAAGTTACTCTTTATAAATCACAAGAAGCAGGTAGTGCTGAAAGAGATGGTAGACCTGGAGGCTGGGGAAGAGGAAGAATAATCCCAGCGATTATTCAAGCTATTGATGGAGCTTGGATGAACATGATGTTTACAAATAACTATGGTGCTATCCGTAATGAATATGCGTTACCTATATTTGATGCTATTAAAACTGATGTTAGAGGTGCTAAAAAAATAAGAGAACTTGCTAATAAATCTTGGTGGGATGCTGTTGAAAACTATGACTTTATGTCTAGTTTATTTGATGGTTGGACTGCTCCTACTATTAAAGAGTTTAGAAATAAATTGGATAAATTAGGAAGTGAACCAGTAGAGATCTCTCCAACTAATGATTACAAAGGGATCTGGCATCTACTACATTGTGATAATCCAGATCATTGGTATGCACAACAACATAACTTAGGATATGGAGATTTAAGTTTACAAAACCTAATGTCTATTTTTGGGGATACTACTGAGTATAGAAACAAAGCAGGAGAAATTGTTATTAGAAAACCTGGAAAAGAACCAGGAACTCCTGTTGCTGAATACGAAAAAGGAAAACGAAATGCTGCAATTACTAAAGCAAAAAATCTTTTTCCTGAATTAGTAAAACAAATAGAGAAAGGCAATAAGACAGGCATTGGAGAGATCCGTGCAGATAAGTTAAAGTCTTTCTTTAATGCGGTTATAGGTCCACAAGGTTTAAACTTAGAAGATAGAAACTCTAAAGCTAAAAAGAAATATAACCAAGGTAAAGCAGAGTTTATAGCAGAAAAGAAAACTACATATAGACATTCAAAGACTTTTCAAATCGATCAAGGATAAAAAAAATAAGGGTACCCAAGCGAAAGCTAAGGTACCCTTTTTTTATTTAACCACATATATCATGAAGGTATAAATGGTGAAGATCGTTTTTATCTATATACTTTTTAATCCAATACTGAGGGAAATGCATTTCAGTTCCATCTAAAAATACAACTCCATACTTATAAATAAAAGCAATATCTTCCTCATCTATACCAATCACGTTATTAGTTTTAATCTTTATTACACTCATAATAATTATCTAAGAAAAGAAATAATCACTATCGTTTATCTCTTTTATATTTAGATCTCCTAACTTATAGTTATATTTAAAGTTATCGGGTTCAAACAATAACATACTAGCGATATCCTTATAGTAGTCATCATGATCGTACATTTTAATGAACACTTCTTTAGTTAAACCTAATAAGCTAGCTACATCACAAGCGTGAGTAGAAAATGAGTCATGAATTGCAGCAAAGTCTCCGTCCCAATGGTGGATAATTAACGCCATGTGAGCTGCATCCATACTATGAATAAAGTTTGGACTTATACCTGATGCAAATCCTCCGGGACTAGCAATCTTTTTACCGTAAACAAGACGAGGTTCCTTGCCTACATGCTGGATCCTCATATCAGATATCCAGCTTTTCCATTTGATATCTTCCATTACGTAGTTTTCATAACGCACTGGAAATCCAGATGGTGTAGTCCATTCTACAACAGGTTCGTTTAAGTCTGCTATGATATGATTTGCTAGTGCTTGCAGATAACTCATAGTTTCTAATGGACCAGGACAGACTTCATCTATAGCCTTAATAAGGTTATAAGATAAATCATTACAGTCTGACATGGATATATTATATTTACTATGGAATCCTTCTGCATAACAATCAGCATACATATTTAAAGCAATGGCTAAGTGGCCTGCGCTATAAGCTCGTGTCATAGATCCTCGTTTAGATATGCCTTTACGGATATGCTTCATTGGCATATCTCTACCTTCAAACCATTCAGGCATTCGAGCTATTAAAGCTTTTGCAGTCTGAACATAGAAGTCTTTAGGTATATCGGTTTGAACCAGACCTACTAACTTACCTGCTTCCTTATCCTTAGAGATAGCTGCTAAGTGCTGCCATCCATTATTAGATCCGTCGATAGGGACAGGAAGATTGATATAGTGCACACCATTTTCTGAAGAATGATCCCAGAGAGCACACCACGCTTTGCAGCAAGCAAGAAAACTTACAGGTTTTTCTGCTTTTTCATGGATAGTTCGGTTAACCCAGGTATTTCTAATAAAATCCTCATTGTTAACAACCCATTTAACTCGGTCATCAATGGTCATTTTATCTACAGAGATATCTGTTAAACCTTCTTCCTCTAAGTGGGACTTATAATTAGCTTCACACCAATCAGGTATGTTATCAATCGTATAAGATTGGTTATACGTACAAGCAGTATGTACTGCAAAGTAATATAAGCCTTCTTCAGTTATTGGTTTTGGGTTTGCAAACTTAAGCAAGCCTCGCTCCATGTCTTTACCTTGATAGTTAAGGTAAGACTCTCTATAATATAGTCTACCACGGTAGTCGGTGTCTATATACTGAAAGAATATTTTATCTTTCAAAGCTTCAGCCTTTTGAACCGTCATATTGTAAGCATCAAACTTACTACGGTTCTTTAATAAAACAAGTTTAGCATTCCAATGAGTAGCAGCTTGATCGTATTTAGCTTGTGCTCTAACCAATGGTTTCTTGTTAGGTTTATTACGCAACTTATTAGTTAACCTTCTAAGCTCTCCGTAATATCGTTTCTCTAAAGACTTATTACCTAACTCAGGCTTGAAGACAACTCCATTCCAATATAAGTCTTTACCTTCCAACTCTTTATTATTACCAAAGATACAGTAACGATAGTTCTTACCGGTTTCATCTGATACTTTAAGAGTTTCTGTTACAAACTTTCGTTTGTTCTTTACTACAGCTTCGAGTATATCGTTATCAACAGTCCAAGCTGTACGTTGTAGTTTGTTTATTGCATCTATAAATGGTTGATCTAATAGCTGCTTAAACGTTTCAGATTTATCGTAACCCCAATGTTTAATTACTGGATACCCATTATCCTGAAATAGATTATGGATTTTCTTTATCTTCTTAAATGAAGTGTTTTGAATTAAATCGTTCACTACATCATCAGGTAAAGATCCAATTTGTAACCATTTCTCAGAAGTCTCTATCATATATGGAGCTCTACTGTATGGTTTCTTACCCACTGGGTTTGCTTCCCATTTTATCTGAGCTTCTGTTGGTGCACGGAATATTTTAATATACCCACACTCATAGAAAGCTTCAAGAATTAGGTCGCCGACTGTTACGTCGGCTCTAAATCCTAATTCAACTCCTTTCTGAAGCAACACGTTCTTACCAATAGCAACCGAAGCTGCTGTAAGTTTACATGTTGCTGATTCAGATGTTGAGGTTTTTGTAAAATGGTATTGCAATATTGTTAAGGCATCATACACTATTCTCTTTGGTTCCAGCTTGTGCTCGTTCACCAGCCTTACTGCCCACCTCTGAGGTGTATTCATAATTTTCTGCTCTAAATACTCTATTACATTCTGCATTTTCTCTCCTAGTTTTGCGGAATGGGTTATGTGTAACATTAAATAAGTTAGACCCACGCCTTAAGCAACATTTTATCTCATGAGATTCTACTACTGTAGCTTCTTTATCAGTCATTTGACCTCCTTTAATCACTACAATATCTTGAATTCTATGAGTAACTAGTTTATCTATTAACCACACATGATGGTCGTAACTGCGGTTAGTTATTTGATACGCTCTATGTAAAGTACCCTTACCAACGTATATTACGCTATCACTTTCAGGATCTTTATGAAAGTAAACACAATACATATCTTCAGGATATTTTACAACTTCGTTAGTGTTTTCTCTAATCTCTATATTGCGCAACTTCTACTCCATAGTTTTGTAGTAAATCTAATGCTACAGTTTGAGGAATTCTTTTACCTTCATTCCAAGATTCATATAGCTTTTTGTATACTAATCTCTTTATTCCAGATTGCAGTATAAGTTTAGTACAATCTTTACAAGGTGAATGAGTTAAATATAATGTTGCACCAAAAGAAGAGGAAGTTGAAGCAGATAATTTAGCTATTGCGTTTGCTTCAGCATGAACTAATTCCCATTTTGTTTTGCCATTAGCATCACGAGTATCATTGTTCATACCATGCGGAGTGCCATTCCAACCATAACTAAGTATTGTATTACCTTTAGCTATCACCGCTCCAACTTTATAGAGTTTATCTCGAGATCTTTTACTAATTATGTAAGCAATCTCGAGATACATTAAGTCATCTTTAGATAATGTCAAAACCTAGATCTCCTTTCAGTAATCTACCGGTTTCTGTATTATAAATGCTAACACCTGCAGGTCCAGTAAGACCTGTAAATCTAGATTTAAGTACAGTAAACTTAATTTGATTACGTTCTTCTAAGGTTTCAGCAACTAGGTTTCTTGAGAAAGCTATAATATCAAATGATATTTGTTTGATACTACCACTGCCTTTGATGTCGTCAATCGAAGCCATGTTACCTTCCTCAAATGCTTTACCATCTCCTGCTTTACGCAAATGACTTACGATACCTAACCATATGTTATGCTTCTTAACTATCTTAAGTAGATCAGACATAACTTTATCAACTGCTGCATTACCTGTTAGGCCATCGTTACCTTCAGACACAGCAATAGTTATATGATCTAAGAATAGATACTTGCATCCCATAAGAGCCATGTATTCTATCTTATCTATTAAAGAACTATCTTCAACAGAACCTTGATGATCGAGTAGTACTAGCCTTTCATCTGCAAATACTTTCTCAAAACCTTCTCGCATCTCTGGTTTAGATACAGGAAGATCACCACCAATTCGTTTATTAATACTCATACCAATAAGCTTTTCAGCAGTATCACCTACACTTTCTTCAAGAGAAATGAGGCCGGTTCTTTCTTTAGTTGTAGAAAGCAAATGCCATATCACTTCTTTAATGACGGTAGATTTACCTGAGCCTGTACCACTAGTAAATAAAGTTATCTCACCATGTCTCATGCCTTTAAGCTTTTCGTTTAGACCTGTTAGACACTCAGGATATGGTACAGACTCTACATTTTGGCGCTCAACAAATTTATCCCAGATCTTTTCACCAGTCAAGATACCTGCAGGATTATATTGTTGAGCATTCCATACGGCTTGAGCTATAGCTCTTGCACCTTTGGTTTTAAAGAGATCACTAGCGTCTTTCTCTTCAACATTAACAACTTTAACTTTATCAAACCCAATGATTTTACTGGCTTGAGCTATAGCTTTCTTACCAGCTTCATCGTTATCAAACCATAAAACTATAGTTTGAAAGCGTCTAATCCAATCTCGATGTTCTAATAGTAGGTTTAATTGATTAGCAGAAGGTATTGATATTACAGGATAAATTGTGTTTGCAGTATCTAACCAAGCTTGCGCAACAGAAAGAGCATCAAGTTCTCCTTCAGTTATTACTAGCATTTTACCACCACCATTAAAAGATGTTTGACCAAATAGTTTACTAGGTTTTCCAATCATTCTAAATTCTTTAGGTAAGATTCTAACTTTATAACAGTCGTTACCATAAGGATAGAAATGAGCTGGCTTATTATCGTATTGATGAACCTTTACACCAAACCAATTAGTTACATTCGTTGAAATAAGACGGTCATCAATATTAGTACAAGGATAACTATCAATATCGGCGATGTTAGGTTGTTCACTAAATCCGTTAGCATTTGAATTGGTGTTGGATGTACCATTACTCTTTACTCCTTCTGCATTATTTTCTGTGTATTTGTTACATGCGAAACAATAAGTATGCTCATCACTTGGATCATACATTAATCCATCTGAGCTGCCACAATCTGGGCAAGGATATCTACTATTGTCTATTAATTTCTTCAACATTTATCTCCAATCTTTCTTCGCCTTTCTTTACAAGGTTTTTGTAAGCGGCGATCTCATAACAATGTTTATCATTCCAATCGAAAACTTTTTGAACTGCATCTAATGTCGGTTTAAGTACGTTATCTAAATCAGATGCACGATTACTAAAGAATACATTAAAAGTTATCTTGATGTCGGCAGTCTTTTCAAACTGCCAACTCATTTCATTTGTAGCTTCTATGAATCTCTCAAGAAACTCCTTGTACTCCTTCGTTGGATACGTCTGCGTGAAGTTCCTTCCGTCCTTCGTTCTTATCGCTCGTATCCCTTCCATTCGGTTTGCTGACATTGGTTTTCCTGGTATAACGATCTTCATAGTTCCACTCCTCTAAATCCCAAGTTCGTTTCATATA